GGTTCCCTACCCGGGACAGGGGGAGATTCGAACTCCGCGCAATTTTAAGTTCCTAACGGCCAGATTACACAAATCTGGTGAACGTAGCAATCCAAGGAACAACCAGAAAACTGGAGGGGTTGGCTTTCGATTTAAGTGGAAGCCGAAACACTACGCACTGTGGTGTGCGCCACCCTCACGAGGAAGCTGTGAGAGGCTGGAGGAGGGGGGAAGAGAGACGGACCTTGCCACGAATGACAAGAGTGCCGGAAGGGGTGGTTTTGGCCGTGAGAGGGGCCGGAGAGTAGGCTAGGAGACGGGGTGAGTCGGTGTACATGACGCTGTCCTTGATGGTGCAGTTGACAGAGTTCATGGGCAGAGGAATGGAGATCACCTCGTTCGCGGTGATGGGGCCTCCGAGGGTGAAGCGATTGCCACCGTAGGTTCGAAGGATTGCCTTGGGTGACGCGGTGGAATTGGCGGGAACCCAGGCGAGATCGCAGTGAGTGGGGTTGGATGAAGAGGTGAAGTTTGGGAAGAGTACAGCGGAGCATTCCACGAGGTCAGCATGACGGTAGAAAGCTGTGAGCTGAGAGAGAGTGGGGTCCGAGGAGAGGGTGATCTGAACGTTGACTTCGGCGACGCCGAGGTCGGTGACGGAGATCTGGAAGGGTTGAACGATGGCGGATGATTGCTGACCCGGTGCAGGAGGAAGCTTGGTGCCGGGAGCGGGAATAGAGGGCTGTTTGACGCTGATCGGTTTGAGTTCTTCCATGTTATTGAAATGAGTGAAGCAATTCAGACTCAAGCCTTTGAACCCTGGCGTCGAGGTGGGAGCTTGGCAGATTGGATCGGGCAAGAAGTGCCTGAAGTGACTGGTCGTCGAGTTCAGCCAGGAGGGGGCTAGAGGCCCAAGCTGAAGAGGACGCCAGCTTCTTGAGCACAGACGGGGAAGGCTCGTCGAAGCTGAGGAGAGTCTTCTGCAGGGGCGAGGCTTTCCGGCAGAAGAAGTCAAAGCAGGCGCTGAGGTAGGAGTGGAGATGGTCGGGCACGAGATCGAGGCAGGCGTCGCCAAGACGATGGCCTATGGAGTACTCGTAAAGGTAGGAAGGGAGTGTGTCGGAAATGTTGCCTCTGTCCGTGGAGATCATCAGTTTTGCGAACAAGGCGTACGGGTTGCGGCAGCACCCGTGGGGGCCGACGTAGTAGCCGCAGAAGAGGGGCTGGAAAGTGGACTCAGTTTTGAAACGGAGATGGAGGAGGTCTTTGACGGCCGCCCAGCTAGGATGGGTTGGGGGCGAGGAAAAGATGACGGAATCGTCTCCCGACACCATGCAGGCGGTGGAACCCATTTGGTACTGAGAGTAGATGACAGCCAGATTGTAATCCGTGTTGTCGTCGTAAGTGCCTGGTTCGCCAGTGAGGCGCATGCATGTGAGGGGTCCGAACTGGGTGGAGATGTTGGTTTTGAGGTGCAAGTGGAGCTGGATCAAGGAATCCGGGATGCTGCAGCGACGCATCTTGAGACACTCTAGCACGACGGCTTCGCCGTGTTGACTTTGGTCGAAAGACGTGTAGTCATTGCACAGGGAAAGGCCCTCGCAGGCGAACTCTTGACACCAAGAAGCTAGTTGAGAAGGGGTTTTGCCGCAGTGGGTGTAAATGTGCCGGGGTCGATCGTTGTGGTCGAGAATGCGCTGGTACTTCTTCACCGGGCCCAGAGTCATGATGACATAGTCATGCATGAGTGCTAGAGTCTGGCAGGCTTTCCAGGATCCGAAGACGGAGCCGTCATTGACTTTGTGTTGGGCCTTGGCGAAGATTCGCACGGCGGTGAAACGCCAATCAGGATCTGAGCGAGAAGCGCTGGCCACAATGGTGGCTTTGGTTTTGGATGAAAGCTGGGCGTACTCGTTCAGGGCGATGCATTCTGCGAAGAGAGCTGGGTCGAAAGGGATGACGACCGAAGGATCCCGACCGTATGCTCGGCAGAGAGAGTCGAAGAGATGGTGGCCGAGGATCATGTCATTTGGGGTGATGAAGTACGGGCTCTCAGACGCTCGAAAGCGGAGTCGCTTCTTGATGGATGACACGAGGAGAGTTGGGTCGGAGGCCGGGCGATGTGATGCGGCGAGCAGAGATGACGGCTGACAAGACAGCTCAAAGGGTTGATCCATGAAAGGAAACTGAGAGCTGCGCTGGTCGGCGAATGCGATCTCTTTGACCTCGGGGTCGTGAGCTGGGAGGAAGTGGGCAGACAACTCCTCGAAGGATTCGCCGTGCAATGCCATGGTGATAGGGGTTCTGCACGGGGGAGTGGAAGAGGTCTCAACCTCTGAGGGGATTGAGGGCTCGACTTGGAGGTGGAGAGGGAGACGGGCGGGAGGTAGATGCAAGGTGGTGAGCGAGCGGTCTTCTCCGTCACGGTAGACCACTTTGTGGGACACGAAGCAGTCCTTGGAGTAGTCGACCGGTATGTGAGGAGGGAGATGACCATAGCGGCGAAGGGCTGTGGAGTCGACGGATGGGGTTGGATGATCACCAGCCACGAGTCGGTGCCGCCTGGACCGGATGGGGTCGAAAATGAGAGGCAGAGTGTGGTAGAGGGGGAAGGCGCACATCAGATCGACGGGTGAGCCTGTGAGAGCTTGAGTGAACATGTAGGAAGTCCCGAAATGTCCGGAGGCTTGATACATATTGCCGATGAAGATTACGCCTTTTCTGCTGCGAGTGAGCGCCACGAAGCAGTTCTGGGGGGACAGAAGAGTGCTGTGGCGGTCAAGAAGAATGGTGGTTGGGGTGGAGTACGTCATGCCTTGGCTGCTGGAAATCGTCAATGCGTGGTGACCAAGGTTCTGCATGGTGGTCGCAGTGGCGATGCTGTTGACGAGGTTAGGCAAACCTTGCGGGTGGGATAACTCGCCTCGGATGAAACCGCGCTCAGGGTTGAAAGTTTTGACGCCGAACAAGTCGGCGACGGCTTTCGGGCATCGGTAGGTCCACCAGCAGTAGCAGTCGATGTACTTGGAAAGTCTGGAGGTCTCAGACTCCAGGCGGCTGTTGGAGGAAGAGGGATGGGAAGAGTGGTACTCGCCTTGCAGAGGGTCCCCGAGGAGAATGACGAGAGAAGTGGAGGGATCTGCAAGGAGAGCCAGATCTAGGTAACCCCTTGGGAGCTTGTAGATTTCGTCTATGACAAGCACATTGGAGCTCTTGAAGAGGCTGGTCTCCCATGTGCACAAGCGCCAAACTTCGGACTCGGGGAGCGCCATGTCGGTTTTCCATTCGGTCCGAAGCTCGTTGGTGGGGACGGAGAGGCGGAAGTGCTTGAAGGCCTTGGTCTGCAGCAGCTTTTGGATGGGGTGAGATTTGCCACAGCCTGGGAAACCGGCGATGTGAATAACGTCGACGTCGCGGGGAAAAACGACGTCGATCGTCGCGTCGAGTTCCAGAAGTTTTTGTTTGGGGGACCTGCCGACAGACTCCGTGAGTTGAGAAGTGATTCCGTCGAAGCCATTCTTCATGTTGGATATGAGATTCTTGGCGTGCGGGACGGACACTTTGTGTTTGTGGGAGCCGAGGAAAGGCAGGAAATCCCCATTCAGCTGGAATCTGAGGGCAGCTCGAACCAGTGGAGATTTGGAGGGGTTGGATCCGGGAGCAGAAGCCGAGAGTCGGATGTTGGGTGAAAAGTGCTTTGGGGGGCCAGGATGGAAGGTGATTTGGATGCGATTGGTGGCACCAACGCAGCCATATGGGAGTGTGGTCTGCCCGGTGTGGATAACGCACTCAAAATTGAGGCGAGAGGAGAGAGCGGTGAGGTGGTCTGTGGAAAGACCGAAGTTCCTGATCTCTGAGTTGTCGAGAAGGCTGTCGGGCAGCATCTCGCAAAGATAGGACCAGAGGACGGCTTCGGAAACTCCGAGCTGGGGAGCGATAGAGGTCAGAAGACAGTTCTTCTGAGGCAAGGGAGCCTGAGAAGAAGGTTGAACCCTCTGCCTGGTCAAGAAAGTTCCGTTGGAGTGGTGGTAGGTTCCAGGGAACAGACACTCGAACTCAACGACCGGACCGGCGCAAGAGGGGTCGGAAAGAAGGTCGGACCCAGGAAGATCAGACTTGGGATCCGACTGGTTCAGAATGGGGCTGGGAGAAGGAGTTGGATTCTGATTGAGAGCTCCGAACTCATTGATGGATCTGAGGTGTTGAGGCTCGGGGCGGCAATCCGAACATTGGCAAGAGCCGTGGGTTGGATTCTCAACATGAGTCGCCGGAGAGGGAGAATCTGGGGAAGCGGAAGGAGAGCAGGGACTCGGAGCTGGGGGCCGAGAGTGAGACGTGCTCGGATCGGCGTTCGGTTCGGGTGGGGGCTGAGATGGTGGGAGTTGAGGTTCCAGAGTCGAGGCTAGAGCAGGAGGGGCTGGAGGGGCGACTGACTGAGCTGGGTTGACCGGAGTGATCAGCGGAGCAGCGGAGGCTGACGTCGATGGAAACGGGGGGGACACGAAAGGCAAGGGCGCTGGTGGGGGGTTGGCCGCCATGCCGGGCGGCAGGAAGTTCCGACGAGCTGGCACATGGAAAGACTCGAGGGGCCAGCTCAGGCTGAATTCCGGGGGGTGAAGGTGGGTGTGGTACCCGTCGTGCAGGCTCTGGATGGACTGAGGCAGCACGAAGGCCAGAGTGGGTGACGCGACCACCGGAATGAGGGAGATGAGAATGGTCAGGGGCCAAGAAGGGAGGTGGATCATGGATCGGCTCAATTCCAAGCGGAGCGCAGAGGGGGGTCGGCAAGCGGCCAGGAAGAACTTGTTGAAGACCGGAATCTTCTGACAAAGTTCCAAAAACAATGGGTTCCGTTGTGCGTGGAGGATGAGTTGAGCCACGAGTGGGTGAGCGAGAGGTGAAGGCTCGGGCTGAGGTCCCACTAGAACCCGGTGTGCAATCTGAAGGGATGACACCGAGGGGGCTGGTAAGCCACGAGTGAGCACCTTCAAGGTTGGAAGGACGAGGCCCAAGAATGGAAGGGCTCGGACCAAGAAGGGATTGAGGTGCTGGGACAGGTAAAGCTGAGCCTTTTGCAGGGGAGAGAGGAAGAAGTTGTACACGACTCTTGGGCGGACAGGGGCGTTCAAGAGCGCGTAAGTTTGCAGGTTGTCCCAAGCCTGAGGAGTCACCCATGCATGCTTCGGCTTGTTTGAGTGTGTCCTGACGAAGCCTGCAGGGTCGGAGGTCCGAAGTGTTCGGACGGCTCGGGTGTAGGTGAACAGAGCGTCGTAGACCTCGGATGGAACGAGGCGGTGACGAACTGGTTGGTTGAGGAACGTCGCCTCGGGAAGCACGCGAGCTTGAGGGACGTTGAACGAGGCGTGAGGGGGGGCGAGAGAGTCGCTCACGGGGGACCCTCTCTGGATGAGGATGGAGTGGACGGGGCCCCAGGATTCCAGGATAGTCACTGAAAGATTGAAGAACGGGCTGGAGATCCGTCGAAGCTTCAACCAACGAATGGCGGACCGAGGCTGGTCGTAGCTTCCGGCGTGATGACCTTCTGGAGTGTAGTGAAGGTTGTTGGAATTCAGAGTGTAGGTGTAGATGGTTGGGTGAAGGGAGAGATCGGTGAAGCTGCTTTCGGGGGGCACCACTAGGCTGCAGTGCAACCGGTTGAGGAGTGGGCAGCGTTCGAAAAGATCGACGATTTGATGCGGCGTAAAGTACATCAGCGCGTCGTGCATGAAGACGATTTCGTGCTGGGGGAGAAAGGAGGAAGTGGTGGGGTAGCGAACGGTGTCGGCGGGAGTGAGACGAAAGTTGGTGAGTTCGTCGAAGTTTGGGTTGATGGCCGCCAGTTTGCGAAACTTTGATGGTTTCATAAACATGACGGAGCTGAGAGTGGAGGCTAGAGAGCTCCAGTGGGAGAAGAGCAGGAAGGTCTCGATAGCCTTGTGAACAGCGTGGGGGTGGGGGGTGGTGCCGAATCCCGAGACCGGGATTCCGCAAGAGTTGAGGAAAGGCAGAGAGTCCTTGGTGATGATCCAAGGGAAGAGGTCGAGCGACCGCTGAAGCGGCGTGACCGAGTGATTGAGAACCGGATTCAGAGATGAATCTCGGTGGGAGGTGGTGGACAGGGCGTCGAGAGCTAACTGGAAGGCCATGTTCCATTAACAGAGGGAATTAACGGTCTGTTAGAGAAAAGCTTCGGGCCGGAGAGCGAAGCTGAGGGGCGGAAATAGTGCTTAGGGCCGGAGAGCTAAGCAGGGTATGGAAAAGAAAACTCAGGGCGAAATGAATCGGGCTGAGCTGGAAACGAATTAC